TCTACTAGAAGAAATAGATGCATATCGTAGAGACCAACGTAGAAAAGATAAAGTCAATAGAATTAAATCACTTATTGCTGATGTTATTGAAAATGTTGAATGGAGAGCAGAGAGAGCAAAAGATCTAGATTATCTAGAAGGTGAAAATGTAACCACTAGACAAACAAAAGTAGCTGCATATAGAAAAGCAGCACGTGATGCTAACAATGCTCATGAAGCTTTACTAAATTCTCTTACTACGCCTGAAGAAGTTGAAGCATTTGATGCAGACTGGAGACCAGCATTTCATGCAGCAAATCCGATTGATTTCTGATCATCATTAGGAATTATAAATACCCTTAGGAAACTAGGGGTATTTTTTTATGGCTCAACCTTCTAGCAGGTCCGAGCTAAGGGACTATTGTTTAAGACAATTAGGGTTCCCAGTTCTAGAGATCAATATAGATGACGATCAAGTTGACGATGCTATTGATGATGCATTGCAATATTATCGCGAGCGTCACTATGATGGTGTTGAAAGAATGTACCTCAAGCACCAGTTTACTGACGATGATATAACAAGGTTTACATCGGAAGATGAAACAGTTTCTACTGCTGCTCCTGATGCAGCAACTTGGGAGAACAGAAAAAATTACTTAGAAGTTCCTGATCATATATTTGGTATCAGTAAAGTATATGGTATCAGTTCAAACTTTGTAAGAAATAATATGTTTGGTATGAGCAACCAGTATTATTTGATGGATTTGTTTTCAAATGCATCAGGTACAGGTCTTGCTTTTGGTGGTTTTGATATGGTCAACTACTACATGATAAAGCAACACTTTGAAAATATTGATATGATTATCAATACTGGTTCATTGATTTCATATAGATTTAATTGCAGACAAGATCGTTTGTATATTGATATTGATCCAAAAAGAGTTATGAAAGACGAGTGGGTACTTATTGATTGTTTTAGAGCACTTGATCCAGAAACGTTTACTCAAGTGTATAACGATCCGTTCATTAAAAAATATTCTACCGCATTAATTAAAAGACAGTGGGGTCAGAACCTTATTAAATTTAATGGCATTCAACTTCCAGGTGGTGTCAGTATGAATGGTAGGCAACTATATGACGATGCAGAAAAAGAAATTGCTGCTTTAATGGAAAAATCTAGCAGTACATATGAACTTCCACCAATGGATATGATCGGATGAAAAAGGTATACTTCCCACAATACGGTGGTAATAAAACCGAACAGAATCTTGTACAAGATTTAGTAGACGAGCAAATTAAATTGTTCGGTGCTGATGTTTATTACGTTCCTAGAGTTCAAATTAAAGATAAAACTTTAGGAGAAGTTATTCAATCAGAATTCAATCAAAGTTATATGATTGAAATGATGCTGGTTAATGTTGAGGGATTTGGAGCAGGCAATGAATTTGTTAGTAAGTTTGGTTTAAGAATTACTGACGAAATTACATTTGTTGTTTCCAGAAGAAGATGGGAACAGTCTGCAAATCCTGCAATGAATTTAGCAGTAGATGGTAGACCGAACGAAGGAGATCTAATATATTTTCCATTGACAGAAGATACTTACGAGATCAAGTATGTTGAACGAGAACAACCATTCTTCCAATTGGGCAAACAGTATTTTTATGTTCTTACTGCTGAACTCTACGAGCAAGGAGCAGACAAGTTTGACACCGGGATTGACGAAATTGACGATATTGAAAGAGATTTCAGTAACATCACAACCCTTAATCTTGGTCTTACTACCAGACAGCAAGCAACTGGAACAGTTACCGTTGATTCTAGCGGCAGTATATCTGGAGCAACTGTAACTCTTGCAGGAAGTGGTTATAACACAGCACCCTCTGTAAGTATTACAGGTGGAGGGGGGACAGGTGGTATTGTTGAATCTACTATTGAAGATGGTGGTGTAGTGTCACTATCAATCGTTGGTGGAGGAACGGGATATGATCCTGCAAACCCACCCACCATATCTATTGATGCTCCACCTCAAGCGGTTCAATTTATTAAAGATGAACATGTTGTCATTGGAGGAATGGTACAACAAAGTGGTAGTAGAACTTGGACTTCATCTAATAGTGTAATTGAAGTAACTGCTCTTGGTGGATTTGATCCAAACTATGCAACTACTACTCAGAAAAAATACTACTACTGGAAATTTGAAGACAGTAGAATTTCTTACGTTTACACATTTAATGGTACGGATGCAACAACCGTACCAGGACATTTTTATTACGACTCAGTAAATCTTAAATACCTAATTAATGCTTATACAGATACTATTACCAGTGGTCAAAGAGCACAGATGTTTGACTTAGATAGTGCAACAATTGCTGAGGTAGCAGATTGGAACGGAGTTGATTATACCCTAGAGGTAATGAATCGTACTGGTAATTTCTTAGATGGTGATCTCATCAGAGGTGTTGAGTCTAATGCGATATATACACTAGGAACATTCTCAACAATTAATAACACAAGCACTGAGTTTGATCAGAATCAATCAATTGAAGATGGTGCGGATAATATTATTGACTGGGGTGAAAGAAACCCATTCGGTGAGTTTGGTAATTTTACAGGTAGCTTCTAATGTTAGGAACACAATTTTATAACGAAGCGGTTAGAAAAACCGTAATCGCTTTTGGAACATTATTCAATAATATTGAATTGAAAAAAACTGTTGATGGTCAGGTATTAGAAACTGAAAAAGTTCCTCTTGCTTATGGACCTAAACAAAAATTCTTGTATAGACTTCAAGGTAACCCTTCCGATGGTAGAAAGGTAGCGATTACTCTACCAAGAATGTATTTTGAAATGTCAAGTATTGATTACGATAGTGCAAGAAAAACGGCAGCTACTCAAAAATATAAAACTGCTATTGCAGATAACGGAGAAGAAGTAAGAACTCAATATGTTCCTGTACCATATAACATTGGATTTGAACTTGGTATTATTGCTAAATCTCAAGACGACGGGTTGCAAATTCTAGAACAAATTTTACCATTTTTCCAACCATCATTAAACGTAAGTATTAAATTTATTCCTGACATGGATGAGATTAGGGATGTTGCTTTTGTTCTCAACAGTGTAAACTTTGAGGATGATTGGGAAGAAGATTTTACTACAAGAAGATCTATTACATATACTCTATCATTTACTGCGAAGTCTTACATCTATGGTCCTTATTCTAAAGCAGATGTTATTCGTAAGGCACGTGTCATTGAGACTATTGGAGATCTTAATGTTAATAAGAGACACGTTGAATTGTCATACACTCCTAAAGCAACAGTTGATTATAATCAAGATGGACAAGTTGATGCTGCCGATGATCAATTTGTAGTACCCACAGATGACTTTGGATTTAATGAAGGGATGGAATTCTTATGAGTAACCTAGAAGAAAATATGGAAGATGTTCTCAACATTAGTGCTGAACCTGTTGAGGAATCAAAACCATGTAAACCACAACCACCTAAGGTTGACGAGGATGATCGGGAAAAAGATTACCGATATACCAGAGGAGAACTTTACTCACTCATAGATCAAGGTCAGGAGGCGGTCAGAGGTGCGTTAGAGGTCGCTCAGGAAAGTGGGCACCCAAGAGCGTATGAAGTTGCTGTAGCGGCAATGAAGCATGTCTCAGACATGACAGAGAAACTTCAAGATCTTCATAAGAAAATGAAAGACTTAGATGAAGATAAAAAAGGACCATCTAAAGTTACCAACAATGCTATGTTTGTAGGTTCTACAGCAGAACTACAAAAGATGCTTAAGGAAATGGGCGGTGGAAAAAGGTAGATAAATACCAGTAATAGAACAATTATTATGATGGGAGATGATTATGATTTTATGGAGGGTATTGATGCTTTCCCTGCATATATCTACAAAACAAAATTTGATTTTAAATTTGATTCTTTTAAAGAAAAAGTAGATGAATATTTAAAAGATTCTAAAATACTATCTACAAAATATGATTGGCAGGATCCTGAAAATGGTGATGCAATTACCGGAGTTCATTTTAATAATATTCCTGATACTTGGGATGTTCCACATAACTGGGATGAGTTTAATAAATTTAATGACTACTTAAAATTTGTAGTTCCCTTTCTAATGCATACATGGTTTCATGCACCTCCATGTAATATGTCAGTTAATGAATCTTGGATTAATGTGCATCGTAAAGGTGGTTTTACTGAAGCACACCATCACCAAAATGCAACTATTTCTGTAGCAGCATACCTAGAAGTTCCAGAAGGTAGTGGAAATCTTTTAATTGAGAATCCATTAAAACCCTATAAGTGTTCGGAACCTCTTGGAGATCTAGATCTTTTATGGGGTCCAATTGA